CGGACACAACCCTTTCTACGCAGCAGGCAATCCTCTTTCTGATATGGCCCGTGGTGGATACCACATCTACCAACACATGAAGAATGACGAGATGACCGGAAAAGACTATGCCGACATGGTCAAAGATGTCTCCATCGTTGCGGCATGGGCACTCTCCTATGCCTTCCAAAAGGATCTCCTTGCCAAGGGTCTTTCCGGTGTCGCTGCATGGAGCAACACGGGTAAGGCAGCAGCGGGTGCCGTCCAGAACGCGAACGAATGACCTACCTGTTGGGATAGGTGGGGATGACTGCCATTGCCTCGTCGTGGGCAATTTGCTGCATCTTCTGCTGCATCTCGATATCCTTCATCGCTTCTTTCATGATGGCGATCTGACCGGATGTGTCTGCCAAAGAATTGGCGGGAGGGACTGCTTTGGTCAGTTGTGCGTACAGGGCATTTCCTGCCTCGATGCCTGCATTGTCTAGGTCTGCGTGGGCAGCAATCGAACCCGCAACGATCAGTGCAAGGAGGTATTTCATGTATACACCCTCGCGCCCGTAGAAAAATTGTCAAGAAATCCCAGAAAACAGGTTGAGGTGTATATACCGGACTGCTAGAACACTCCCACAAAGATGTCCGTTTCTACTTCTACATCCTCCATCTCCTACGCAGGGAATGCCTCGACGGTGACGGCATATCCGGTGCCGTTCGTGTTTAACTACACGAGCGACCTGCAGGTGTATGAAGTGACATCTGGAATTTCTTCCCTACTCAACCTTGGCACGGATTACACGGTCTCCGGAGGCAGTGGATCCACCGGATCGATTGTGACCGCAGCAGCAGTTCCTTCCACCTCGACAATCACGATTGTCCGCAGTGTCCCGTACACGCAGTTGACTTCACTCACCACGGGTGACCGTTTACCTGCGAAAACCTTGGAACAGGCACTCGACAACCTGACCTACCAAACGCAGCAGTTAAGCAGGAAGTCTTCCCCTGACACGATTGCAGCAACGGGTGTTGGGCCTTTCGTGCTTTCGGCAACACAGGCAGGTGGAACCCAGCAGTGGGTAGCCACCAACGATCTAGGGTACAACCAGTGGATCACCCAGACCAGCAACTACACTGCACTCAACGGTGACCGCATTTCTGCAGATACGACTTCCGGTGCTTTTACCATTACCCTTCCATCCCCTGCATCGTTTGGAAGCATCGTGACCATTCTCGACGGTGGATCTTATTGGAGCACCAACAATCTGACCGTTCAGCCTAATTCCGGACAGACCATTGAAGGTGGAACCGTTCCCCTCACCTGCAACATCGGGAACAAATATGTCATCCTGTTTTTCAACGGCACCACTTGGAGGGTTTTAACTTAATATGGGACTCACACTATCCAGCATATCGGGAAGCTCTATCCCCACCGGATCAAGCGGGGATCAAGTATTCTACACGAATGGTCAGACTGTAAATTATAGCTACACGATTCCGAACAATAACAATGCTGGAACCTTTGGCCCGATCACCATTGCTGCTGGAACAACTGTAACGATTCCCAGCGGATCAACTTGGACTGTTGTATAATTTATGAGCGTCACGATCAACGGAACAACTGGCATCACGACACCTTCGGATAGCGTTGGTGCATCTGGAATTACTTTTGCTGACGGAACTACTCAGACCAGCGGAAAAGGGCCAGCGTTTAGTGCGTATCAATCTTCTGCTCAAACGATTTCCAGCACCACATACACAAAAATACAATTTCAAGCGAAAGAGTATGATACCAATTCAAATTATGATTCAACAACTAATTATAGGTTCACTCCTACGATAGCTGGATATTATCAGATAAACGCTAATTGCTATAATATATCAGGAGTAAATTCATTTATTACAATATTCAAAAATGGAAGTGAATACAAAAGAGGCATAGAATCAACTAATGCTGGATATTTACAAAACAACACCGTGAATGCTTTGGTTTATTGCAACGGTTCTTCTGATTTCGTGGAGATTTATGGGTACACAGGAACATCACAAACTACTGGAACTGGAATATACAATACATATTTCCAAGGCTTCCTAGCAAGGCCCGCATAACATGACACTCTACGACAAAATCCTCTCAATCTACCCCGACCTGACCGAAAAGGACTTCAGCCCGTTCGGTGGCACCATCGTCCTTCAAAACGATTCGGATGGCAAAGGCGACTACATCAAGTCGTGGAATCATGCCGTGCATCCCAAACCGACCCCCGAACAACTTTCTTAACCCATGAGCATCTCACTTTCAGCTGATCCATCCCTCGCGCAAGGCTACATCAAGGTCAACGGCACGACTGCCGCAACCGTGACGACTAGTGGCGTGACGAGCAATCTCGTTGTTCCTAGCGGTGGTTCAATCACCTTCCCAGACGGAACGACCCAGACCAGCGGCAAAGGGCCAGCTTTCAGTGCGTACAATTCAACAAGCATAACGCCGTCTTATTCAGTAAATGTAAAAATAACATTTGACACAAAACTATTTGATACTAACAACAATTTTGCCTCGTCACGATTTACACCAACAGTTGCTGGTTATTACCAAATAAGCGCGGGTCTTATTACAACCACAACAGGCATTTTTCTTGTGGCACTATATAAAAACGGCGCAGTTTATTGCGAACTTGGACGGCAGACTGCAAACGCAGGGACAATATCCGGTTCTTCAATGATTTATATGAATGGCACAACAGATTATGTTGAAGTTTACACATACATTTCAAACGGCACGATTGGCTCTTCATCTGGTGGCGGATATCCATATTATTGGTTTACCGGAGCATTAATTCGACCCGCATAACATGAAACTCTACGACAAGATCATCAAACTTTACCCCGACCTAACTTTGGCTGATTTCATTCCGCTTACTGGAACCATTGTCCTTCAGAACGATTCGGATGGCAAAGGCGACTACATCAAGTCGTGGAATCATCCCGTGCATCCAAAGCCGACCCCCGAACAACTTTCATAACCCATGCCAAACCTCGCCCTCGCCTCCACAGGCATCACCTTTCCCGATAGCTCGGTGCAGACGACTGCGCCCTCTGGCTTCGGTTTCAAAAACCGCATCATCAATGGTGGGTTTGCAATAGACCAGAGGAACGCTGGTGCGAGTCAGAGTGTTTCGTTGGGATACACCTTAGACAGGTGGCTTCTTGGTTCAAATGTAGCTGTAACTTCTCAAAGAGTTGGAAGCGTAGGTTCTTATTCGTGGCAAATTACAGGTGCTTCTGGAAATACAGGATTAACGCTTATCCAAAGAATTGAATCAAACAACATAGGCGATTTGGCAAGCCAGACTGTAACATTCTCATTCACCGCTAGTAGCTCAACATTAACAAGTCTTCCAATCTATTATTCAACTCCTACTGCTGTTGATAATTATGTTTCAACTAATTCCGCTGTTTTGGTTGGAACTGCAACGATCAATGCAAGTGCAACACGCTTTAGTTATACCTTTACATTGCCATCAACGGCAATAAATGGGATTCAGATTTATTTTTCTACTGGTGCTCTGACCTCTGGAACTCTGACCCTTTCACAAATTCAACTCGAAAAAGGCTCCACGGCAACGGCATTCGATTACAGACCATACGGAACCGAGCTTGCGCTTTGCCAGAGGTATTATTGTAATTCTTTATCGGGATCTGGTTATAGCCCACTCACAACGGTCGCAGCGTTAAATCTTACATTTCCAGTAACCATGAGGACTGTTCCAACAATTTCAATAACAGCTACTCTTACTATTACAGATGGATCTGCTAATTACACACAAAGTTCAGCCAATTCTGGATCTTATCTTGGAACATCTTTGGGAGGTTTATTGGCATCAATTTCAAATTTTACAGGATTAACTGCAAATCGCCCCAATTCCACAAATGCAAATGGGTTTAATAATCCGATAACCGCGTCCGCAGAACTTTAATATGTATCAGCAAAACGAATATCTAGGAAAAATAGTTGGCGTTACACGCTTGTTTGACAACGCCTTCATCCCCTTCGACCCTGCAAACACCGACTACCAAGCATTCAAACTCGCATTGCAAACAGGAAAAAACGCTGACGGGTCGGTTGTCGAACTCAAAGACGCAGACGGCAACACGATGACCGCAGAACAAATCAAAACCTTCATAGCAACGCTTCCCTAATACTCACCCCTAACATCCCAATCCTATGGCAATCACCCCTATCGGCACGACCACAAAAGACCAATCTGATCCCGTCCGTGTAGCATGGACGAATGCTGGATGCCCCATAGATGGCCCCCTGTCCCAAGACATCTTTCCGTCCACGACCCTAGAGTCTATGCCGAAAGAAAAATCCACCGTGGCACCCGAACAGGCTGAATCATAATGAGCATCCACGGCACTACAGTTCAAAGCAAAGGAAGCCAGACGATTGCCGCAGGTGGTACTTCCCAAGTTGTATTCCCAGCAACCGGAAGGAATTTCCTTTTAATTCACAACTGCTCCACCACAGAAAACCTGTACATCGGCATCGGGTTCACCCCGTCCTCTACCGCAGGCATCGTTCTGACTCCTTGCACGGGATCTAATTCGACCTTGATCCTTCAAGGCAATGACATCCCCAACGATGCGATCAACGCGATTGCAGCCACCACTGGACACGCTTTCATCGCCATCCAAGAATAAGAAATGTCCGACCTAATCAATGCACAGGGAGTACAAGCTCCTGCAGTGACTTGGGTCGAGGGAACATCCCTTCCATCCAATGGTGGGGGTGTTGCCATGCCTTTGCTGGTAAGCAATACCACGGGCAGATTGATGGTGGATGCGCTGACCGCATCCGAGGCAGACCTAACGCTCATCGAGAATGACCTGACCACCACCAACGGTCTCCTGACTTCTGCTGTTGCCGACCTTGCGGCAATCGCAAGCAACACATCATCTGGAATCAGTGGTGGTAGTGGTGCCAGTGTTGCCATCACCACCTACGCATGCACCACGGCATTCACGGGTGCCAATGTTGGAGACACGATTACCTTGGCACAGGTATTCGGTGGATCCCCGTTAGCAGTTACTTCTTCCCTGTGGTACAACCAGACGCAATCTGCGGCACTTGCTTCTGTTCCGAGCGCAAGCAACCTGACACTGGTCGGTGAAGGTTACCTCACCAATGCACAACTCCGTGCCACTGCGGTTCCTGTATCTCTTGCATCATCTCCTCTTCCCTCCGGTGCTGCCACCGATGCAAGCCTGACCAACGGAAACCAAAAGACACAGGTCACAAGCCTTCCTTCTATTCCTGCTGGTTCAAATGCTATCGGTAGCGTTTTTGTATCGAACTTCCCTTCCTCAACGACGGTTACCTCATCAGCACTGCCAACGGGTGCCGCTACGAGTGCTCTTCAACCCGCCATCAATGGTGACGGTGGTGCCCTCGCCCATGTCACGAATTGGCCCTCCTCGACTACTGTCACGGGCACGGTCAATGTGCAAGGTGGCAACAGCACCGCAGTCAAGACAGATGGTAGTTCCGTGGTTCAACCCGTGTCGGGAACCGTTGCTGTATCCTCCATTCCTTCGGTCACGGGATCCGTATCGGTAACGAATCAACCATCCAGCATATCGATTAACAACACTTCGGCATCTCCGGTGCCCGTCACGATTGCTGGAGACACTGCTACCGTCCCTGTCTCTGGATCGGTGACTGCTACGATTTCCGGAACTCCGAGCGTGTCGGTGTCGAATACACCTACGGTCAACATTGCTTCCGGTCAGACGGTTGGACTTGCTGCAGGAAGCAATGCCATCGGAAGCGTATCGGTATCGAATTTTCCAACCAGCACCACGATTACTTCGTCGGCATTGCCCACAGGTGCTGCCACCAGTTCCCTGCAAAACACTGCCAACAGCACACTTTCTTCAATCCTTTCTGCGGTACAAGCGCAGGTTTCCCTTTCCACTTCGGTATGGGCAGACAACACAGTCAACCCTCCGGTGTACTATGTCCGCAACACTACGGACAACGCAGGCACCATCACGGTGTCATGGACTACCCCTTCTGGTTCAGCTGCAACTCCTACCGTATCCAATCTGGTTCCCATTGCGGGAGTGCAGAACCTTTCAATCGAAAATCAGACTTTCACGGCAACGGCATCCGGAACCGGATATTCCTCCGGTGATGTCATCATTCACGCTTACGGAGTAGACACCGCAGCATCAACCCCTGCGGTTGCCTTTAGTGTATGGTTCAATGCCACGAGTGGTGCTGTTCTGGCATCGGCACCTTCTTCCAGTAATCTTGCTGCTGCTGTTCAGCCTGTCTCTGGAACCGTAGCAGCAACACAGAGTGGATCATGGACGACCTCGATCACCGGAACTCCCACCGTATCGATTTCTGGAACGGTTCCCGTATCTGCATCGAGCCTCCCTCTTCCTTTCGGTGCTGCTCAAGAAACAGGCAACCTTGCCACCCTTGTCACCAACACAGGACACCTGACCGATGGGACGCAGAGCACCAAGATTGTTTCCAGTGGCAACACCCTCGCCCTCGATAGTTCGGGAAGGCCAACCGTCAATGTCAACGGAACCATCCCCGTATCCCTTTCTTCCACTCCGCTTCCATCCGGTGCTGCACTGGAAGCAGGCAACCTAGCAACGATTGCCAGCAATACTTCCGGAATTGCAACGGCATCGGCCCAGAGCACTGGCAACACTTCCCTTGCCACCATTGCCACCAACACGAACGCAGGATCTGCCATCACGGGTCAGTCACTAGGCAGTGGCAGTGGCATCCTCGGTTGGTTGTCATCGATCTATAGCAAAGTTGCCTCGACCCTTTCGGCATCGATTACGAATTTCCCCAGCACTTTTGCTGCCACCCAGAGTGGCACATGGAGCACCGGACGCACATGGAACCTTTCCAGTGGAAGCGACTCGGTCACGGCAACGATCTCCGGAACCCCGTCCGTTACTATTTCCGGAACCCCTACCATTGCCAACACTAGTTTCGGTGTCTCTTCCTTGCCTTCGATTCCCGCAGGAACCAATTCCATCGGCACGGTAATCAATGGAGCAGGAACGGCATCCATTGGAAGCACCCCTCCGGTGCAGACTTCCGTGTCCGCATACAATGGAACCCTGACCGCATCGACCAGCACTGCAATCATTAGCGCAGGTGTCCTTTCAAAATATCTGATCATCCAAAACACTTCTGCCACGACCATCTACCTTGCCTTTGGAACCACTGCATCCCAGACAAACGGTCTACAAATCGTTGCAAGCGGAGGATCGTTCGTGATGGAAAGCAACGCCATCGTTTCGCAATCCATCAATCTATATGCCACGGCATCTGCGACCTATGTGGCATGGGGTGCATGATCCATGAAAAAGTTCTTCCAAGACATTAACCTGCTCTGGAAATCACTTCCTCTAGCCAAGAGGTTCGTGCTGGAACTCAATGCCGACAAGCATGTCGGGGTGGTGAAATTCCAAATTGCCTACCAGAAAATCCGTCAGGCACTGATCAAGGAATGCGGGATTGCTCATTCTGACATCACCGGATCAATCGCGTACCTTGCATTGTCCATTCAAGCGTGGAGGTACTCCAAATGAGTGACCAAGAACGCGCCATGTTGGAACTCAAGGTCGCACGGATCGAGGCATTGCTGCAGGAACGGCAAAAGCAATCCGATTCCAACGCACTGATCATTCGCACCATCGCACTGGGCATGCTCATCCAAGTCATGACCACCGTGTATTTCGCAGGAGTTAAAACCCAGAAATTAGACAACCTGTCCGAGCAGGTATCATCGCTTGCCACGGAGGTTCATTCACACCCTTCCTTCCATGCAACCACACCATAAAGAAGAGTTCGCTGCTGCCATCATGGTTCTTCTCGTGATTATCCTTTCTATATTGATCATTGGCAACCTCACCGGATGCGCCAATAACGCATCGCGTTATACTTCATCTGCCAATGGGTGTATTGACACCGCAAGCAGTCTCAACGACCGCATCGACTACAAAGCAGTCCTTCTTGAAAAATCACGATGAACAAGATCCTCCTCATCATTGCATTGTTCGCAGCCGACCTACTGATCGGCATGATTCCCGTCCACGCTGCTCCACTCAACGAACAGCAACGCCACCTTCTGGCTCAGATCGAGGTTCTGTGCGCAGAGGAAAAGAAAGACCTAGCGCAGGCACAGTCCGACTACCTAGCGCAGGGTGCCAAACTCGCAACCGCAGAAGCACAGGTATCCACCCTGCAGCAAAGTCTTCACCAGACGGCAAAGGAACGAGATGTGGTCGTGATCTTCTTTGCCTTCGCTTTTGCCATCGGAGTCTTTTCCTCCCTCGGTAGGTACATTGCCAACTGCAACATCTTTGAACAGATGCTTATCGGTGCTGGATTGCTTGCCTGCGGGTACGGCATCGGTCGGTACATCCTTTTCTACCTTTCACACCTCATCCCGTGATTCCACGACTTCTGGCCTACATCCGGTCAGTACATTCTGAAAACACCACGGACTCGTGGATGCGCTGGACGGGCACCGTGTTCATGCTGTTGGTCATTGCCGTCACCGTTCGCACCGTATGGTTCGACCATCCTCTCAACGATAGCATCAAGGGATTTCTGACCGACATCGGGTACACAGTTCTCGGTGGTGGTGCGTTACGCAAAGGAATTGAAGTCGCAGGAACCGTTTTCAGTAACAACCAACCTTCACCCCCTAACGCATGAGACTTCTAGGACGCATCGATGGTCAGGATATTGTACAAAAGGACGACCTATCGATCTCGTGGGTCGCGGGTCTCTCGGTCGATGCGGATGGTGCTCCGAACTGCTATTCACCGGATCCCCGTGTCGGCCTCGATGATCTTGGCAACGCAGGGCATGCAGGCAACTGGTGGGGAGTTGTGACCAACGATTACGGTTCCCCGATCCTTCAAGGCCCGTCCGACCCGTTCCCGAACTTTTACATCTCGACCACTTCCCTGCAGAACAAGAACTACGGACGCACCGATCCCCGCAGGTATGTGAATGCCGATGTAGTTCCGTACATCGTGGTGCCCGTCATCATTGCGCGAGAAGCAACTGGTGTTGTCTTGGGGTGTGTTGCCACCGTGGAAGACATAAGAACCAACCGCAAGGTTTCTGGAGTAGTTGCCGACCTAGGCCCGAACAACCACATCGGTGAAGCATCGGTAGCCATGGCACGACAACTTGGTGTCAATCCATCCCCTCGCACCGGAGGGTGCTCCGACCCGTTCTTCCGGTACACCTTCTTCCCCGATCAACCAGCAGAAGGATTCCAACTACAACCACTATGAATGAAAACCGAGAAAAGGTTGGAGTCGTTATTGTCTCCGATCTTCACGCAGGAAGTGCCGTAGGATTGTGGCCCGATGGGTGTGAGACCGACACGGGGAACACGGTCAACATTGGGAACAACCTTCACCAACGGTGGTTGTGGGATTGCTGGCAGGACTTTGAGTGCAGGGTTCTGGAATACTTTGGTGACCGTCCCTTCTACCTCATCTGCAACGGAGATCTCATCGAGGGTCGCCACCACGGGACAACGGAAATCGTGGTTTCCAAAAACATGGAGCATGCCGCTGCTGCGGTAGTTATACTTTCCAAACTGGCAAAGGCAGCAAGGCGCAGGTTCTTCACTGCAGGAACCGAATGCCATGTGGGTGACTTTGAGAAGTACATCTGTGCCGAACTCAACGGAGAGTGGTGTGGCGACAAAGCACTCATCGAGGTGAATGGAACCCTTATGGACATTGCCCACCATATGCCGACGAGTTCTAGGGCATACCTAGAGGCGGGAGCGATGTCTATAACCATGGGCAACGCTAGGCAGAACTACGCTCGATCCGGACATCGGGTGCCGAAAGTTTACGCCCGTGGGCACAGGCATGTCGGAGGTCACTTTTCGGACGGTCGAGGTCTCTTCCTTGTGACTCCTGCGTGGCAGGTGCTTACCCGTTACGGTCACAAGGTGGTCGGTGACTCCATCTGCGCTTGCGGTGGAACCATCCTCGATTGGTCAATCACCCCAGAAGGGGAGATCCCCGCAATCATTCCCATCACATACACACCCAATGAAACAACACCCATCCGCGCATGACATCAGACAATCGGCACTTCAAGCACTTGCCGATGAAATCAACTGCAGGCATGGAGTCGATGAAGACGCACTAGGGAGGGAAGGGTGGTTCACTGCCAAAACCATGGCAGAACAACTTGGCATGACCCTAGACGCAACCGATAAAAGACTCCGCAGGAGATTGGCAGCGGGCACCGTCGAAAGACGGATAGAAGTTCTCAACGGGAACAAGACTTCTTTCTATAAGGTCAAGTGAACCACATTAACATCCGCGTTCCGGTCTTTGAGTCGCGGTGTCACATCCTTTACCCGTTCACTAAAGTGGAAGCGGATGAGTGGTTGAAGAAACGGGGATACGAGGAGGAAGCACTGGAAGAGTGCCATGGGTTTACATGCTACTCGACACGCAAGGGAAACGGTGCCGCAGTCTTCCTTAAAAAATGGGATGGCAGCATCAAGGACATCGGTGTACTGGTACACGAACTGGTACATGCATCGATGTTCATCCGATCCGAATTGGGTGTAGACGAGACCGACCAGACTGCTGAAGTCCTATGCTACCTCACCGATTTTCTTGCCCAGACCGCATTGAAGAAGCTGAAGCTGAAACCGTGATTTTGGGAAACAACTGGGTTCTGTTTCCCATTTCTCTCTGTAGTTGAGATGGTTCAAGTCCCTCTTCGAGCACCACTCTCTCTTATGAGTGGATCACCCGCAGCCCCAGTATTCATGCGGTTCCGTTGAGTGGTGTATACAAGTTGATAACCATTGAGAAACATGCTATTGGGAAACAATGGGAAACAAAAAACTGAAGGCACTGGTGCCTCGATACTACCCCGCAAGGGACTGCTGGATGGTGGATGTGCCTGCCAGCATCGCGGGTAAGCGGAAAAAGTTCTTCTACAAGACCGAGGTCGAGGCATTTCAAGGTGCTTGCAAGATTGGCCTGCAGGTCTCCATGGACGCTCCCCTGCTCAACGACACGAGCGACCACAAGATCCGCAACCTCATCCCTGCCTTTCTTTCCGAGAAAAAGATGGAGGTCGGGTACGACACCCACCGTCAACTTGTCTGGGCATCCAACAAGTTGGTGGATCAGTTCGGACACCTACCCGTGGAGGAACTCAACCCTCGGATGATCAAGAACTGGATCACCACGCTGAAACTCCAGACCCGTGGGAAGTTCAATCTCTTTGCATGTTGCAGAACCTTCTACAACTGGCAGCAGGTGCAGGAGATTTGTCCGGTGAACCCGTTCGGTCATGGTGCCCCTCCCAAGACAAAGAAAGGACACAGGGCAGCACACCTCACCGTGGAGCAGTGCAAGATCCTCCTCGACCATCCGTTCCCTGCATGGTTTCGAGCCTACCTAGTGGCAGGTCTCTTCTCCGGTATCCGTCCTTGTGAGGTTCGCAGGATTTCGCACGAACGGGCACTCGATTGGGAATACAAGAAGATCGTGATCCGCAAGGAAGACTCCAAGGGTGGACATGCTTCCAGACCTCGTTCCATCAAGCTGCGCCCAGCATTTGAGAGGCACATGCACCGAGGAAAGGGACTGCTTTGCGAGGGCAAGACCGACAAGCAATTTGAACCGGAGTGGGCCAAAGTTGCGGAACTGCTCGGCATGAAACTTTACCCCAAGAATATCCTGCGCCACACATTTGCCACGATGCTGCTGGAGTCCAGTGGGAATGCGGTCGAAACGGCATTTGAGATGGGTCACACCAACCCGACATTGCTCTATTCGACCTATGCAAACAACACGACGATGCGTGAGGCAGAAGCGTTTTGGGAACTGTAAAAACAAAAATTGATGTCCGGTTTGATCTTTTCAAATTAAATAGTTGATCACCACGCTTGACGGGTGTATATACTGCGACTAGTTTCAATCCTATGCCAAACCAACGAGCAAAAGGAAAAAAGCTCAAGACACTATGGCTTACCCCCACAGAACTTGACGCGCTCAAGAAACTTTCCGACATTCAAGGACTCTCCGCAGGAGATTTTTTGAAGAAGGAACTCACCCAATACATCAAAGCAAAAAATGCCAAAACCAAGTGACCTCGTTCCGGTGGAAATAGAAACCACCGAGGACATCTCAAACGAAACCATGCAATCTTTTACCGCACAACTCCGCAAAAAATTGGCACGAGGTGTATGCACACCGACCTACCTTCGACCCAAAGAGGCAGCAATACGCATCTCGGTCACACCCGCTTTCATCTATAAGCTGCTCAAGCAGGGTCAACTCAAGTCCTATGGACTCGGACGCACCCGTCTCATCAAGGTCACTGATCTCGACAATCTCGTGGAGTCCCATGGATAAAGCCGAGCTAATCAAGCGCAACCGTTACTCGATTCCCTCCGTCGAGTACCACGGTGACCGTCCCAACCTTATCTGGAATCAATTCCTTACCCGTCTCTTTCCCGCAGGCACAGTCTTTTGCCCCAAGGTGTATAGACACCGCAGGTGCAAGTAACCCAAAACCCAAAAAGCAACATGAATACTGAACAGCAACTCCTCGTGGTGGCACTCGTCATTGTCACCTTCCTCCTCGGTCGAACCTCAACCCGCATCTAATCAACACCCATGAGCAACATAGGTATCAACGCAGCACTAGTCGCAGCACTCGGAGAACTCCGCAATGTGGCGAAAAACGCGGTAAACCCGCACTTCAAGAATCGATACGCATCGCTTGACGCGATCCTCGACGCAGCACGACCCGTGCTTTCCAAGCATGGTCTCGCACTTTCGCAGGAACCGATCTTCGATGACGGCAAGGCAGGGGTCGTGACCCGCATCATCCACTCTGGTGGAGAGTGCCGTGAGTCCACCCTCCTGCTTCCCCTCCGCGATCAATCCGCACAGGGAGTCGGTAGCGCACTGACCTACGCTCGACGCTACGCAGTCTCATCCGTTCTCGGCATTGCCGCAGATGACGATGATGACGGTCAGCAGGCAAGCAAGCCAGTGGCAGAGAAAGCACCCAAGGTCGATTGGGCAGGACAAGTGAACGAACTCATGCTCAAGGATTTCGTTTCCACTTTTGAAGTGTTGGATTTCTTGACCATTCGGAAGGGAATTAAACTGGATGCAAAGGTCAAATCTGTTGCGGATCTACCCGTCAACATGCTCAAGCGTCTCACGGAAATCTGGGATGAGGTCGTCGCATTCAGCAAGCAGGAGGTAGCAGCATGAGCAATCACCACCCCACCCTTTCCCCTTCTAGCTTCCCCAAGCTGAAACAGTGCATCCACTACAAGGCCAACCCCGTGGCTGGGCCTGCAGCGGAACGAGGATCGAGTCTGCACAAGCAGATCGAGAATCACCACACCAAGGGCATCCCCATCGATGACGCAGGTGCTTCTGCTGCCTACGCACGGGCCAAGGGATACATCTCCGACATCCGTGGCATCGAGACCCGTCTTGCCTACATCGGAGGAGACCTCACCGAGACCACCTTTGGCACTGCTGATATGTGGGGATACCACGATGGGAAACTCGTTCTGGTGGATTACAAGTCCGGAAGCCAGCACCCGTCATCGTATGTCGAGCAGATGGCAGTCTATGCGCTTATGCTCATGGAGAGGGTCGGTGAGGAAGAGTGCATTTCGATCATCGTGGGCATCGACTCCGGTGAAGATGACATCTTTGCTTGGAGCATCGAGAAGGCCAAGAAACTCGTGGACGGGATCATCGAGCGAGTGCAGGCAGGAACCGAACCTCCCAAGGAGAATTCGTTTTGCTCATGGTGCGCTCGTCGCACCACCTGCCCACAGTGGTACGAGGATGCCAAGAGTGCCCTGACCGTGATGCCGTCGATGCCAGCAACCCTCACCCGTGAGTGGATTCTGGGATCACCGGAGAACGCAGGTCGATTCTTGACTGCCTACAAGAAGCTGCAGGCCATTGTTGAAAAGGACATGGATGTCGCGGGATATGTAAAATCCACACTAGAGGCAGGAACTCCGGTGGCAGGATGGAAGCTGCAGACCCGCAAGGGATCCGAGCGTCTCGACACCAAGGCAGTGAAAGCAAGGTGGAAAGAACTGACCGACGAACCGATACCCGCCACGATTGGCGAGGCAACCGTGTCACTCGTTGAAGACAAGGGAGGTGCAGCATGACCACCAACGAATGGATTGCTGCAATCAATTCCTTCCCCGCAGAGGTGCGTCCCATCTTGGGGCGCATCATCTGGTGGGATATCTGCAGCGACGACAAGACCTCAACGCCACTCTTCAAGGAGTGGATCGATAGCACCCTGCCTGACCCTTCCGACGAGGTGATCGTTGCTGCCTTTGTGGAACTTGGTTTCACGGAGGATTGGGCCGTGAAGAGGATCGCAGGGGAGCGTCCGGAACCCACCAGCAAGATCATCACCAACAAGAAGATCAATGGTGACCCGTACTACAACCTCTGGAGTGCCGTCCTCTTGGATGCGGTTCAGTCTTACCGAGAACTTCGGATCATGGGTGCGATCACACCCACCAATGAGGTAGACTCCCGCTTCTGGTTTTCCAAGGGGAAGACCAAGATCCGAAAAGAGGACTCCCTTTCCACCAATCGCGTCCGAGGGTACAACCTCGATGACGCAGTATCGCTCGTCGAGTTCATGCAAGGGGAGATTTTTGACGGCATGTGCATCATGCTGGAGATCGACCCGATCTGTGCCCGACACGCACTGAAGATCCGCAAATGCGAGGAGGTGGAAGCATGAGTGGCACGACCCTACGCGATCTCGGCATCTACCGAGTCAGCAAGAACACTCCGGTCGAGTGGAAGGAGTCGGCACTTTCGATCATCATGTGCCTTGTAGCCAACGGCAACGAGATCACCGCAGAGGATGTCAGGGAGTGGGTGGGAGATCCCCCCAACCCCAACGCTTTCGGTGCAATTTTCATGACGGCATGCCGTCAGGGAATCATCGTCAAGACCGGATACCGGAAGGCGAACAGGAAAGAAAGACACGCAGGAATGGTGGGTGTCTACGCACGGGCAAAATCTTAACCAGAGGTGTATATACAATGAACGACCAACAAATTGCAGAAGAATACTGGGAGCAGGAAGGTGTCCGGATGCTTGCAGAAGGCAACCGTATCCCCACTCCCGAACAACGGTGGAAGGCAGGATTCCTGCTGGGACTTACCATGGGGAGGTTGGAAATCGACCTTCCCAAGGATGCCGTCATCGCAGCCTTTGAAATGCCAGAGGAGGAAGTCGAATGAGGTTCGCTAGAGCAAGGGCACCCCGTGTCGCGGGAACCATGAACAAACTGGAGCAGGCATATGCGGAGTCTCTCAAGATGTCCGCTATGGCAGGCGAGATCCAATCGTTCATGTTTGAACCGATCAAGTTGAAGCTGGCACCCAACACGACCTACACACCGGACTTCATGGTGGTGTCGAAAGACGACATTATCGAACTGCACGAGGTGAAGGGATTCTGGGAGGATGACGCACGGGTCAAGATTAAGGTCGCAGCGACCATCTTCACACAATTCCAGTTCAAGGCATTCACCCGCAAGAAGGGGATGTGGATCGAGGAATCGTTCTGATGCACTACTACCAGTTCGACATCAAGGCATACGCACACGCTACCGTCCACCTGACCAATGACGAGGATCTATGCTACCGCAGACTCCTCGACATTGCCTACGACACCGAGCGTCCCATCTCACTCGATGGACTCGCAAGGAAGGTACGCATGTCCGAGGAGACGGTTCTCATCGTGCTGAACGAGTTCTTCACCGCAACCGACGAGGGTTTCATCCATCCGGTTGTGAATAAGGAACTTGAGAAAGCATACGAACGATCCGAGAAGGCAAGGCAGTCGGCACTATCAAAGCGAACGCATAGCGAACGCACACCGAACGCTGACCGTTCGCATAGCGAACGCTTGCTACTTAATACGAAAGACTCATTACTTAATACATATAAGAAGACAGTCGCGCAAAAAGCGCAACCGACTCCAAAACTCTCGGACGATGAGTGGATGGCATCCCTCAAGGGAAACTATCCCCACATCAACATCGAGGCAGAGTCCCGCAAGATGGATGCGTGGTTATCCACCCGCAGGGGAAAGCAGAAGACCCGCAGGTTCGTCGTCAACTGGCTGAACCGGATCGACACTCCCATCCAGCAAACCGCAACAACCCAATCACCTTTTGTATCCGCATTCTAATCCCATGACTCTTCAAACATCCACCTGCATGACCTGCGGGATCAACTTCACCTACGAACCCGTCATTTTCCATGGCAGGCAAATCTTTGAGCCTCGATATTGCGACCCATGCTGCGAAAAGGCATCGCAAGAGGATCACGAGAATGCCTCTAGAAAGCGCAGGGAGGCATCTAAAACTCGCTGGAACCTCATGATCCCTCCGATCTACCACGACACCGACATTTCGAGGATTCCAAAGGAAATAACCGCAGTCACCGAATTTTGGCAGTACCAACCCAAGGGAATCGGGATCATCGGAAGGTCTGGCAAAGGGAAAACCCGTGCCACGATAGCACTCCTCCACCGGATGCATGAGGAGAAGCGGAACACCTATTACATCACGGCAACCGATTTGGCACTCAACTCTGCCAACCAGTTCGCGGACAACCCCGCCACCAAGAGCATTGCCCAGAACATCCTGCAACTCTGCAGGAGTGCCTGCGTCCTCCTGCTCGACGACCTCGGCAAGAACCGCATGACCGACCGTGCAGAATCAGAACTCTACGACCTTCTGGAGTACAGGACATCGCGCCGACTCCCGATCATCTGGACGAGCAATTCGGATGCCCGTGGACTCCTTGCCATGTTCTCTGCTGACAGAGGAGATGCCATCGTCCGCAGGTTGGCAGAGTTCTCCCAGATCGTGAAAATTGCCTGACCATGGGTGTATATACAAAAATCGGTTGCGGTGTATATATCGGCACCAGTAAACTCACCGGACTTTCAAAGCAATGAGTGTCTTCAAACCAAGGTCACAGGGCAAAGGCGACCGTCGATCTGACAACTTTTCAAAGTTCAACAAGAACTTTCCCGATCTAAAGAGAGACAACCCCTACACGGGGCGTGTCTTTCTCAAGAAAAACAACAAAACCACAGTCATTTACAAATAATATGATCAAGTTCCAACTCGATGTCACCAAGCTAGACAAGGCCCGTTTCAAGCATGTCACCCGCAAGAATGGCGAAAAGGCAATCTTTGCAGAGATCATTCTTTTCGACCGTCCGGATGATTACGGCAACGAGGGATTCCTGACCCAAGGCAAAGACAAGGACGAGGACATCAAGATGCCGATCCTCGGCAACTGGAAGACCATCGGACAGAAGAAAAGCGAGTTCCCAGAGAGTGATGCCGTAAAGCGTCACAATGCCGAAAAAGCAAATGGGTACGCACCCGCCGAAAAGGATGACGACCTCCCGTTCTAATCACGGATCCAATTCATGCCTCGCATGCGGTAATGCCACTGGCAATGTTCAGTGGTATTACTGCAAGCCTTGCCGTTCCAAAGGAAAGAACGGTGATGAGGGACTCACGGTTGATGCAGTCAATCACCCCAAGCACTACACGAACAACCCCAAAGGGATAGAACTGATCGACATGATCGGTCACCTCTCTTTTCCCAAGGGTGCTGCCATCAAGTACATCTACCGTGCAGGCGAGAAAGATCCCAACAAAGCAGTCGAGGATCTCAAGAAAGCCAAGTGGTTTATCGATCACATGATCAATGACTTGGAGAAAAAAGATGGCATCTAAACTCAATCCCAAGCAGGAAAAACTCGCCATCGCACTGGCATCCGGTGCGACTCTCAAGGAAGCTGCCAAAAAAGCAGGGTATTCTGGGTCGGAATCGAGTGCCTGCGAGATCGCCAAAGATCCGAAAGTATCCGAAAGGATTACAGAGTTGAGACAGAAGACAGAGTCAGCACTGGAAATCAGCAGGCAGAACTTCATCCGAACGGTACACGCTCGGTTCATCAATGAGGAGCACCCCCATGCTCCCAAGTATGCCGAGATCCTTGCCAAGGCACAGGGATGGAACGAGCCAGAGAAAATCGACATCACCCAGAACATGGAGGTCGAGGTCTACATCGGAGGACAGAGGGTTGAATGAACTCCGAAATTTTTAACAAAGAACTCGACGAGAAAACCAACGAGGTCGCAAGGCTCCGTAAAGCCCTTGAACTTATCGCCGCACCCATGCGTCCAGATGGAACTTACAACAGAGACAGGAGGGCTTGTGAGTTGCTTGCAAAGGAAGCACTCGCCCCCGCGTCAGAGGAACCAGTGAGCGAAGGTACCCGCATCGCTTCTGAGTTGAGATCATCCTGCAATGACATGACAAGTGAGGAGCGCAAAAGATATGCCGCACTCGCGGAAGATGTCATTAAACTCCACAGGCCAGACAAAGAACTCTCTCCAGCACTAGAGGAAGCTGCTGAACGCCTCGCCGAGAAAACTAGCGATGTCGCAAGGCTCAAGGAGGAAATTGAGCGTTTCAAAAGAGGATGCCAAGGATCGTGCTACGTTTGTGAGCCAGTCGGAGAAATGAATCTCAAACTAGAAGCCGAGGTCGAAAGGCTCCGTGAGCTATGTGAAAACCTAGATGAATACACACAGCACGACCGCCTATGCCCAATCTCTAGTTGCATGTTCGCTGTCTGCGAATGCGGTCTAAAAGAGCTACGCGAAGAACTAGCCGCACTCGCCACCGCGCCAGAGGAACCAGTTATCCAAGATTCTCGAATAACTGAACCCGAATGGCGAGAGCTTGGCCCTGACGAAATAATCCAAGAAGGGGATGAGATCCAGTGGCCCGAAAAAGACTGGCAAACCGCAAAGTCATCTGTCGGATATAAAGTCGGATATTGGGATGGCTTGGTAAAGGCCCGCACCCTCCGCCCGTTGCCAAAGCAGGAAGAGATGCCGCTGGAAGATGAGCTAAAAGACATCGACCAATACGCGGACAAGCAAAATGATTTCTACACTTGCCGAGTATTTCAGTCGATTGAGTATTCCCTGCATTACCTCCGCGACGAGATCCAGAAGCTCAAATGCCTCTGAAAATCAAATTCCATCTCGATCCCAGAGAGCAGTTCCGTCCCTTCATCGATAGGAAGCAACGGTTCGGGTGCGTGGTAGCGCATCGACGCAGTGGCAAAAGTTACCATGCCGTCATGGACATGGTGAAGAGGGCCATGACCTTCAAAAGGCAAGGCCCACCATGCAGGTATGCCATGGTCGGGCCAACCCGTGATCAGATCCGCAATATCGCTTGGATGTATTTGAAGCAGTTCACCGAAAGGATACCGAATGTGAAGCACAACGAGCAGGATCTCATGGTCACCCTTCCGAACAAGGCGACCATCCGACTCTACTCCGGTGATGCTTTTGAGCGTCTCCGTGGCGTGTACCTCGATGGTGTCGTTCTTGATGAGGTCTCTGATCTGGATCCGCAGGCATGGTACTCGGTCATCCGTCCCACCCTTCTCGATTACCATGGGTGGTGCATCTTCTCTGGCACTCCCAAGGGACGGGGATTCCTGTGGCGCATGTGGCAGCAATCCTTGACCGATCCGGAATGGTTCTCCCTCATGCTCAAGGCAAGCGAGAGCAACATCATCGACCCGAATGAACTTGCCAGCATCAAGGCAGGCACACCGGAGCACCTCTACCGTCAGGAGATGGAGTGTGACTTCTCTGTGGGCAAGCTGGGTGCCATCTACGCTCGGTACATCGACGATGCACGGAGGCAACACAGGATCAGCAACGACATCCTCTGGCACAGGGAGTCACCCGTGTTCACCTCGTGGGATCTGGGAGCACCTCTCAACATGCGTGTGTGGGTGTTCCAACTCATCGGTGACAGGATCGTGTTTCTGGAGAGTCTGTTTGGTTCCCATGACTGCGGAACACCTGCGGAGTGGGCCAAGAGACTCATGGACAAGCAATACGCTTACGCTGCCCACCTAATACCGCATGACGGTGCCACTTCCAACGGTGGACTCTGGCAGAACCAACTGCAGGTAGCAGGTCTTCAGAATGTCGTCCCCGTGCCCAGACAGAACTCCGTGTGGGATGGTGTGAACCTCGCACTGGAGGCATTCCCAAGGGTGGGATTCAACGAGGCAGGGTGTCAGTTGGGTCTCGATGCGCTCGACCAATACGCAAGCAAGTCCGAGACGGATGGAATCACGATTCGTGACATCCCCATTCATGACCATGCTTCCCATGCAGCGGACGCTTTCTCGATTGCTTTCCAAGCTATCAAACACGGTCTCGTGATAGACCGCAGGGCCATCCCGCAGCGCATCGACTACGGGTACGCACCGAGACGCTTCAAGAATGCCAAAATGGGATTCAAGGGAGCATGAAACCCGTCGAACGAGCAGCAGCAGTCTACCAGCAGGAAGCATGCGCGAGAACTTTTGCCGAGGATCTAGAGGCCCACATGCTCCATGGCATCGTGGTCAGCAATCCGACCATCTTTATCATGGCGAGGCCCGTGTGCGTGGCTGCAGGGTACAGGGACATCGTCAACCCATGGGTCAATGACTTTGAGTACCACGACTGCTGGCACCTATACCTTTGGTCAGGCCCAATCCACATGGCTTTCGCCTGCGCCACACATCCCCTTCCCTATGTCTCTTTTGAACGAAAGAACGATCTGCGGGTCTACCCGTGGCAAAAAATCTTTCGACTCACCCACAAAATCGGTTGAGACGGTGGTGTATATACGATAATCACCACGGCAATGATCAACGCTTTGTACTCTTTCATATCGGACATCTTTGTGCTTTTGGCACCGGAGATGGCAATCGCAGGTGGTGTGCCATTCCCTCCCCATCGCGGTGAGGAAAAAGAGCAGCTTTTCCTAGCCAAGGGTGCTGGAGGGTTTCTAGGCACCGAACTCTTTGCACCTGCTCCCAAGGCACCCTCTGTCAGTCTTCCTCCTGTTCCAGTTGCTCCGACGATAAACATTCCAGCAGCACCAACACCACCCGCAACACCAGTTGCTCCCTCCTCGTCAGCAGTTGATATTGCGATGGCGCAACAACAAGGTGCTGCACAGGCAGGAGCAGGTTTTGGGTTCCAAGGAAGCCTCCTTAAGGCACCGATTGGTGCTGCTGGTCAAACGGGGCCGAACGGCACAGTCAACTCGGCAACCGGAGTGGGATCTCTCCTAGGTCGATAATGGCAAAGGATGACCTCAAGAACGGTGAGGAAGGTGTAAAGACACCCAAGGTCTCCGAAACGAAACTCTCCGCGCAGATTGCTGCACGGTGGGCTGCGCTCGATGCCGATGCCTCCTACTGGATGCAGATGTGGCAGATCCTCGCCACCTATTGCATGCCGAGGAAATCGTACATCCTCAACCAACAGTACGGGCCAAACTTTGACCGTGAGACCCAACTCTTTGACACGACCGCAGTCCGTGCCTGCCAGATTCAAGCTGCAGGCATCATGTCGTATGTGAACGATGCCGACTCCAACTGGGTGCAACTCACGGCACCGGAACAGATCGAGGAAGCGGACGGT